TATACAATAGCCAAACCGATTGAAATATGTATCAGAATTCCGATAGTTGTTACGATGGATAAATTTATGGCTACTTTGGGCGACAACTTAAAATCTATTCGCAAAGCAAAGAAAATGACTCAAAAAAAGAGTTGGCTCAAAAATCAGGTGTAAAACAGTCTGTTATATCTGACTTAGAAACTGGCAATGCAAAATCTACAGGTTCTATTCTTGAGCTAGCGAATGCGCTTGGTGTAACGGCTGAAGAACTTAAAAAAGGTGTTATTAGTACGCTGGATAATAACGTTGCGCCTGTTAGTTCTAAATTAATCCCTGTTTTGTCTTGGGTTCAGGCTGGAACAATGACATCAGTAGAAGCTATTGATCCTAAAAATATAAATGAATGGTTGCCGCCATTAAGCGTAGATGATCCAGATGGGTGTTTTTACTTAAGGGTTGTAGGTGTAAGTAATTACCCAACCTATGCCGATGGTGATTACATACTTGTAAACCCAAGTTACCAGGTGTGTGATTTGATCTCGGAAGATCTTGTGGTTGTGCGTAGTAATTCAGATGCAACGTTCAAGAAGCTTGTGATTGAAAGTGATGAAAGGAAGTATTTACAAGCACTTAACCCGAATTTTCAGCCAAACATCATTGAGTTTGAAGAAGGTATGGAGCTTGTAGGTTTGGTAATTGATGCATTTAGACCGTTAGGCGGTTCACGACCAAAGCGTGTTAGAAAAAGTTAAAAACTGTGAACCCGACACAGTACTTAAAATGTATCTGAAGGAGAAACTATGAAATTTAAAGATAATTTACCTGACAAATACAAATCCAAGATCGTTACTGTAGGCTATCTTGAAACTCATGATGATCACAAAGCACGACTAGAATTAGAATTTGAAAATGGGATGAAGTTGACTATATATGATGTTCCTAAACAAGAGTATCTAAAATTAAACTCTTGCAAATATGGTTGGGAATATTATTTTGCTGATACCATTTATCCAAACTACAAAGACCAGATTGAAATGATTAAGAATTAGATTCGTCCAAGAATTTCAAAATCATCTCAATTAATTCAATTTTGGCATCAACATTTATCCTGGTTAATTTTTCATAATTATCCGATCTCTCAAGAATAATGGATTTATTCCTAAGATCTTCAAAGCATGATCTTAATTGATATAAAGATTCTTTTACTTCATTTAAACACATAACAAGCTCCACCCAACCCACCCAGCGTGGGTTTTCTTTTGCCTATTAAAACATAAAAAATCGGAATTTCTACAGAAATATCGGATTACCTATTGACTAATAATATCGGAAATGCGATATTTATCTTACAGACAACAAAAAAGCCCCAAACGATCTTGCAGGACGTGGGGCTTACTCAGTGAGTAAATGAAGTATGAACATAAAAACCAATTTGGTCAAATCAATCGGCTTTGCTGGCGTAGTAAGTGCATTAACTGCTGCTTATGCGTTTCAACCTGCAAAGACTGAACCAGTTTACATCATGGCACCTTTCACTGTTGACGAAATCAATGTCAAAGCTGAGCAAGCAACTCTTTTAACTGCTGATGAGCAGTATTCGCTGGAAGTGGAATACGTTGCAGACGTTTACATGGATGGAAATGGCGTGGGTCACAACTGGCGTGATGTTGAAGTAAAAGAAATCAAAGACATTCGCGTCTATTCAGAAGATGGCGAAATCCAAGCCTACGTTGATCGTCTCGATGTTGTAGAGATCAAGGACCTAATCGAACAAGAACTAAGAGAGCGCGTTTAAGCGCTCCGTGGAGACAGATATGGAATGGATTAGTGTTGAAGATCAACTTCCTGATCAGGATGTTTTAGTTCTAATTTTTAATCCTTTTACTTTCGAGACTATGCACACTGCAAAGCTATCAGAGTATGAGGGTGAAGAATATTGGTACTTCGAAAGTGATGATGAATACCTTCATATTCAATACACGTCTCACTGGATGCCACTCCCTGCGCCACCAAAGGAGCACAGCCATGACTAACACATGGAGAAACTGCGTTATTGGAATGATCATTTATTTCCTTTTGCTAATTGCAGCTCTATACGTGCTTTACGCTGTGATCTGCCCTGCTGTGTGGAGTGTGTGAGATGAATAACTACAAAATCAAATTGAACAACGAAGCAGAGAGTAGAGAAGCTCAGGAGTTGTTTTTTGAGTTGGGTTGCAGTTGGCTTGGTTGCGGAAAATACTATAACCGCATTGGCAGCTATACGTTTATTACGGCCTACCCAGATGAAATGTTATTAAGAATGGGCTGGGGTGGAGATACTGATAAAGAACTCACCCTCCCTCAACTCCGCGACCTTGTTGTGTTGAAACGTAATGATGTGAAGGATAAGACACATCGCGACAAGCGGGATGAATCAATCTATTTAACTAGCGACAAGGTTATTTATTACTGGCAGGGTGAATGGTGTAAATCAGCTATTAATAAATCAAATGACTATGAAAACTATATTGCGAATAGCCTGACGCCTATTACTCAACCCCAAGACCCAGCCTTGATTAGCGGTGACGTTGCTTTAGCAAATGTTCACAAGTGCACTGTTCAGTACTTACATGATGATGAGCCATACGGTCGCTGGACAACAATTACTGACCACCTTTGGTCACAATACCACTTGGGCATGTTCTTAGATCCAGACACAAAGTTCAAGTTTAGATTTAAACCTCAAACCATCAAGCTTGAACTTGAGCTGCCGAAGCCTTTTGAGCCTAATGAAAATGATATTTTTTGGACTTTATCTACTAATTACAAGTGTGGCTATGTCCAGATTCTTTGTTATCGGAATGATGAACAAGGCGATAGACTAGCCCAATTTGGAGCATGGCGCACCGAAGAACAAGTCAAGCAAGTCGTAGCAGCTTTGCGTGGAGGGATTAAGGGATGACTTCTAAAGAATACTTTATCCATATCTCAATTAAGCACCCTGATTTGCTTGAAGGTGCTGTTGAGTACGCATACCAATTCGATCAAATCAATCGTGAAGAATATCGCTACTGGATGGAAAAAGTGAATGCGATTGAAGCACAAAAAACAGAACAGCTTTTAAAAGTTTTAGCAGCCTAATGAGAACAAATCTGCGCAATTTATCCAAAAAGTAAGGAAATTGTGCAGATATTTGCTCGGAGAATAGAGATGAATGCTCAAGTTAATGAATTACAAGTTATAGATCAAAACGTGATTGTGGCTGCTTTTCAAAAAGAAAACGGTACTAAATCGCTTTACGAGCAAATTGCTAATAATGCTCGTTCAATTGTTTTCAATATGAATGACAAAAAAGAGCGTGATGCACTTAAGTCTTACGCTTACAACCTTGCTCGTACCAAAACCACAGTTGATAACTATGGCAAAGAACTTGTTTCTGGAATCAAAGCTCAAGCAGCTGTTATTGATGCGGATCGTAAGTTTTGGCGCGACAACATGGATTTACTTCAGGAAGAAATCCGCAAACCTCTTACTGATTTTGAAAATGCTGAGAAAGCTAGAATTAAGCGATTAGAGGATGAAGTTGCAGTTATCAAAATGCCTGCAAATCTATGCAGTGAATGGGTTGCTGCAAGTATTAAAGATGCGATTCAAACACTTGAAAACAAAGTAATTGATTCCTCTTTTGAAGAATTCGAACAAGAGGCAAAACTTGCAAAGTTTGAAACTCTTGAAAAGTTACGCACTGCCCTAGCTGCGCGTGAAAAATATGAATCCGAACAAGCCGAATTAGAGCGACTACGCAAAGAACAATTGGAGCGTGAACAACGTGAACGTGATGAGCGTATCGCTAAAGAAGCTGCTGATAAAGCACGTATTGAAGCTGAAGCTAAAGCATTAGCTGAACAACGTCGAGTTGAGCGTGAAAAGCAAGAAGCTGAAGAAAAAGCTGAGCGTGAAAAACTTGAAGCTGCTGAACGTGAAGCACGCTTAATTGCAGATAAAGAAGAAGCTGAATTACGAGCACAACAAGCTGCTGCTATGGAGCGTCAACGTATTGAGCGTGAACAAGCAGCTAAAGAAGAAGCTGAACGTAAAGCAGAAGAAGCGCGTCTGGCTAATGTCGAACATATGCGCTCTATCAATCAAGAAATCCTAAACAAGCTTTGCGCAATTGGACTTGATGAAGGTCAAGCAAAAGCGGTCATTACTGCGATTGCTCGCAACCAAATCCCTAACGTTTCAATCAAATACTGAGGATTAAAAAATGAATGCACTAGTAGAAACTCAACCAGCTTTACCAGCTAACGCTCAAACATCTGCATTGATTCTTGATCCTCAAGCAATGCAAAACATGGTGGCTTTCGCTGACTTCATGTGTAAAGCCGTAATCACTGTGCCAAAACACTTGCAAGGAAATTCAGGCGACTGTTTAGCAGTGACAATGCAAGCAATGCAATGGGGTATGAATCCGTTTGCTGTAGCCCAAAAGACACACTTAGTAAATGGAAACTTGGGTTATGAAGCTCAACTTGTAAATGCGGTGATTATTGCACGCGCTCCCATCACTGGTCGTCCTAACTTTGAATGGTATGGCGATTGGTCAAAAGTGAATGGTAAAGAATGTAAGGCTCATGACATCGGTGTTCGTGTGTGGGTAACCATTAAAGGAGAATCTGAACCACGTATCCATGATGTGTCTTTTGCTCAAGTGGGTGCCGTTCGTAATTCACCAAACTGGGTAAACGACCCAAAACAGCAAATTGCTTACTTAGCAACTAAAAAGCTTGCTCGACTTCATTTTCCTGATGTGATTTTAGGTGTTTATACAGAAGATGAATTACTTGATTCAACTGGCACTATGGGCTTACCACCTAAAGACGTTGTTCAAACCCAAACGGACAACCGCCCTGTCCTTACAGACAAACAAGCAGAAGCAGCAATCAAGAAGATCAATAACAAACAGGTCGATCTACAACAGATTATTGATTACTACATTATTTCAGATGAACTATTAAATTACATCAAAGCTAAAACGGAGGTCTTAGAACATGATCCCGTTTAGAGCATCGGGTGTGGGTAAGCTTATGGCTTACCCTGACAAAGACACCATACCAGAGGGCGCACTTTCTCATATTTATGAGATGGCAAGCCAAATACTTTTAGATTGGAAACCTGAACTTAATACCCCTGAAATTGAAAAAGGCAAGGCAGTTGAAGATCAGAGCATTGCCCTACTGAATCAGGTGACTGGCAATTTCTACGTGAAGAATAAGACACGCATCACGACTGATTTATTCACTGGTGAATGGGATATAGATGAGCAAGAGGAAGACATCATTATTGATATCAAATCAGCTTATTCAAAAAAAACATTCCCAATCGAAATTAAGGTTGGTGATAAGAAGTTATATGAGTGGCAATTAGATACATACATGTTGCTTCGTGATCTTAATCGATCGGCTATCGCTTACACCCTTGTAGATACACCTGAGTATCTAATTAAGAAATACGAAAATATTGATTGGCATGTTGTCGGTCATATTAAGCCTGAAAGACGAGTAACGATGCTTTACAAGGAGCGTGATGCTACTCGTGAAAACCAAATAATTAGACGCGCTGAGATTTGCCAAGATTTACTTTGTGAAATCCTTGACAAGAAAGGCTACAAATTTGAGGTGCCAGCATGAACAAAAACATCCTCGCATGCTTTGAAATTTGGCTGATTAAAGGCGGATTTAAAGGTAAGAGAACACAAACATCAGTCCAGTATTTCAATGCAAAGCAACGCTTAGAAATGGACTACACAGGTCGAATGAACAAGCCGATGAAGCAACGATACGAGATTTTCTTAAAGCAGTATCTCAACAATGGTAAAGAATTTTTAGAAAGTTTGAAGGTGGCGTGATGGATATTAAACAATTAACACCTGTGGAAATTAAAAGAGATGAGACAGGCTCTTGGATTCACCCTGAATTTTTAAATTATTTAAACAGTTTGGATGGTGATGCAGAATTTATTTCAGATAAGGAATGGGCTGAATTAAAGCGACATTTCAACATTGAGACGGTTACTTTGTGGATGGAATCTAGCGTATCAAGTGATGATTGGGAATCAATGATGGAAGACTGTGATATCACTAAATGGGATCCAATTGCCCCTCATGGATTTTTCTTAATTGATATTGGCTTTAGTGAAGATGATGCATACGCAATTTTTGCACGCCCTAAACGTGTAAGTGAGGTGGCGTGATGGATATTCATGAGTTAAAGCAGTTTGAATCTGTATATCAACCAAGCAAAGAAATTACTTTTTGTTGGGGTGTGAAGAAATACGTGCAGTTAAGCGTAGAAGAAAACCACACCGAAATTGTAGACCATGCAAATGACTCGCTTCGCATTTGGCAAGCAGCCAAAGCCCTCGAAGCCAAAAAGCTTGAAGGCTGCGTGGTGGTGCCAAAGGATCAAACTGAGGATTGGTATCTTGATGATAATGCAAATATGTGGATTACAGAACCTGATGAGTGGCTTTGTGATTTATATGTTGGCGAAGTCCAGTCTGTAGAGCATAAAGAATATTTAATCACCAAAAGTGACACCCTTTATGCTGCCATTGTTTGGGATGATGAAAACCAAGATTCAGGAACTTGGGAATTCTTTAAAACCGAAGAAGAAGCAGAAAAAGCGGCTGCACATTGTAAAGCAATGCTAGAAGCAGCAAGGGGTGGGAATCATGAGTGATTATGATATGGCGTATTTTGATGTGAAGCTCTTTGTTTCTCAGTATACAACTGGCGTTTTGTATAAAGGCTTATATATCGAAATGGATGAAAGCATTGCTTTTGCTTATACGGTTTATGACGATGAAAACTGTGGTGAGATGCTAGATAGCTTTATTAGTATAAAAGAAGCAATCCAGTTTATTGATGAAACAAAAAGCTGATACGGAGGGGTGAAGATGGAATGGTATTCGATGCGTCGTGTAGCGAGTGAATTGGGAATGGCAGTTAACACGTTTAAGCGCCATTACTTAGAAAAGTACCCTCCCGATCGAGAAACAGAGAAATATAAGGGCTACACATTGGAAAGTTTAAACAGAATGAAGGCAGAAATAGGCGCGAAATAGCGCCTTTTTTGTTGTTATAATGGTCCTGAGTTCAACTCCAAAAGTCTAAATTGAACTAAAAATAAACTGTTGTTAATCAGACTTGATCAAATATCTTTGTTATACAGATGTTATACGCAGGTGTTATACAGAAAATATCACCATAATAAATCAACAACTTGCAATCGTTGTTCAACTCCCGCCATCTCCACCAAAATACCGTAAATAAAAAAGCCACTTACCAAAGTGGCTTTTTTGTTGACAGGTTTTTATTTCATAACAAAAATTTAATTGCTGATTGAATATTTTCAGAACAAAAAAATGAAAGATTAGATCTATTTTCTACATCAAATATAAAATCAAGGAGGGAAATTATTTTATAAATCAAAATGCTAGTTGCTTTTTTGAAAAAAATTATGCAGTAGTCTGCAAAGATTATAATTAAGTTGCTCTTGTTCTTTGACTTACATTTTTTACATTCCGAAATGTGCATTACAATCACTCAGATATAATATATAACTGCGACATATGCCTTGGAGGTATTATTTTTGAAGGTTAAAGCGATTATT